AGTAGGTGCCAGTCGGACCATTCCGAGTTCTGTACTTCACGCCGCCGGTTACGACATACTGCCCCGAGTCGTTCGGCGTGGCATCCACATCGGGGGCCGTAGTGTCAACCAAAGTGACGTTGGGGTACGAGTAGGACACGTCCTTCGGCGCCGCCACAGCAGGCGCAGCCACACCTACCAGGGCTGCGGAGGACAGAGCTAGCGATGCAAGGATTCTTTTCATACAGTCGCGCATACCCGATGGTTCGAGAGTCAACCCTCACCCTTGTCAGCAGGGTTCCTTCTGCGTGTCATACACGATGCCATCGGTGTAGTCATTGGGCGGATTGGAGGAGCCAGTTTCGCCGCAATGCCAAGGGCCGTAGTGGCCACGGTGCCCAATCCGGTACTTATCCACATCCACACCGTTGGAGAAGTAGCCAGTCGTATCCACATCCACCCGAACATCTTCGATGGGGATTCCGTAGGTGCTGGTGTGGCGATCCTCGCCTGGCGCCAGATAAAAGTAGACGTTCGAGGCAACCGAGGAATACACCCGAATCCACTCATCAGAGCCGGGGCTGTTATAAACACGCACATAGGTAGCTGCGGAGGCAGGCTGCGTAAACACAACAGCACCCACCACAGCAAGGATCAGCGCCGCTAGAGCGCCAGCAAATCTCTTCACAGATTTTTCCCCCGAATAGTTCTGGCTCATGCCACGCCGAAGCTACGAAACGCGTTCCACAACATTTGGTCAAACTGCGTTGATGTGGACAGCGCCTGCTGCGCCGCAAACGCCTCAATATTGTTCTCATCCAACAAAGGATGGCTAGCTTGTTGGGAGGATTGCCACAACTCCTGAATCCGCATCTGCACCAAACCGCGCAACGTAGCAGGAACACGAGTGCAGCCGGCACTGTAGGTGGCTACAACAGTGTCAGAGCCAGCAACCCAAACCCCAGGAGAAGTCCTAGAGCCGCGGCGCAAATACCAGCCACTGCCACGAAGAACAACAAAATCAGTGTTCTCAACCAACGTTGTGCCGTCCTCCACCACCGATGTGATGGTGACAAAACCACCATCGCGGGGTTTGAGTGGGGGCCGGCGTAACGCCAAATCGGTTCGTCCACCATCAAAATACTCAACAATCCCCGAAGTGCGGCAGACGGTACGGCCTAGGCGGCGTTCAACATCATCAGAAGCCACCAACACGAGCCAACGCAACTGTTCACGATCAGCAAGGGTTGTGATCGTCGCTGTGCCCCGCAGCGCGGTACGGGCCTCGTCAAACCCAACGAGCATGCGGCCGGGTTCTTCAACATTGAAAGTGTCTTCAAACTTTTCAGTAGCAGAACCCAACGTGCCACCCGTCGCACTACCGATCAGGTAATGTCTACCGACTTGGGTAGCAAGATAGTCAAAATCGTAAACACCAGTCGTCGAGTTAACAATCGTGGGTGTGGCCGTTGATCCATCCGGCAAGGTGATCGTGACAACCACAGAACCAGCGTTCGCCGGCACATCAAACTGATCCTTGACCGTGTGACGGTATTGGTAGGTTTCGCCCTGCTCGAGCGGAGCGCTCATCCAAAAACCTCCGACTCAAACAGGGCAAACCTACATTTATTTAGTTGTACTTACTTTTGACGCAGGAACGTAGCCGTTCCATCCGCCACTGTCGAACCAACCGCCGGCGGCGTCGGATCAGAAGCGCCAGTCGTCCCAGCAACAGTCACAATGTACTTCTTACCATCAGTCACCTGAATCTCCTGATTCAACGTGACCGCAGCCGAAATCGGACGCAACGTGCGACGCAACGACCGACCCAAAGAATCAACCGTTGATGTCGTCGCCCGCCCCAAATAATCAAGCGAGTTCACGGTAGGCGCCTGCAAATCCCGGCCCAAATAGTCCTCGCGAAGGCTAGTGGTAGCCATTCAAAACCACCTACTTCTTATCAGACTGGCTGGACTTTTCAGACTGGCTGGCCGACTTCTTCTCATCCTCAACAACCGGCGACGCGGGACGCACCACAACCGGCTTACCCTCAGCCTGCGCCTGCGCAACCTTGATTGAGTTTTCGGCGTTCGCCGCAGCTTCAGCATTCCCAGCGTCAGCGTCAGCCTTCAGCTGGGCGAGCTGTGCCTTCGCCTCATCAGTCTTCGGCTTCACCTCGCCAAGCTTGGAGTTGTCGATGGAACCGGTTACGGTGCCGTCTTCACTAATCTGCATGATGATTCCTTTCTTTTAGACCTTGGGGCTGGCTGCAGTTACGGTAGCCTGGCCTGCCCTTGCGGGCTTCCCCTGGACCAGCCCCCAGACACTCACCAATCAGGCGAGGTTGACGATCCGCTGCACGCCGTTGGTCTCAATAAGCATCGGCGTAAAGTACCCGGCATAGGCAACCTGAACGCCAAGCACAGACGGCTCAGTCACCTGCAAGGCGCCAACCCGCTGCTCATAAACCTCAATCGCAGCAGTCGACAACAGCGAACCATAATGGTTCGCAACCGTCGGATAGCCAGGCGAGCACACAACCGGAATACCCGAAATGTTGCCCAGAATCCCGGAACCGAACTGGCCGGCCTCAAACCCAGCAGACTGCGCATTCGTCGGATTCACCGGCGAGAACACGCCACCCCAGTTACCAAGCCTGGACGGAGGCACAACCAACACCAAACGGCCAACACCCTTAACCGCCGAATACACGTTCGCTGCGGCAGTCCACAGACCAGCCGCCAACTCAGCAGCAGTCGGCGTGCCACCAGAAGCGGTCGTCAACTCAACATTGTTCGCCTGAGTCTGAATCAGAGTGCCAAGCACAGCCTCAGTCTGAATCGCATACTGCGAAGCAAGATCCTGAACAACAACATCCAACATGTTCGGGCTGGAGAAATCGATGTTCTGGCGGGACACGTTCACATAGCCGCCATACGTGACAGCGTTACCAGTCAGCCGGGTAATCGTCATCTTCTGCGAAGACAGCTCAGACTTCTCATCCGCAGCCGCACCAGCAGAACCCTGAACACCAACAGTCGTGCGCTGCGTCACCTTCGGCCGATACCAAGTAGCCGACGGCAAATCCCGCGGGCCCAAGAAAGCTACAGCCGGACGGGCAGCATCAATAAAGTTGACAACATCACCAATAATCGGATCAGGCACCACGCCAAGGTTGTCCGAAGTCTTCTGATGCGCCGCGGCGCGCTGGAACACCTCAAGACGCTCCATAGCATCCCTGCTCCCAGTTGACGCGGCAATGTAGTCCACCAGATAAGCGCCAGTGGAGCGGTACTCAACCGGACCATTGTCAACCTGATTGCGGAGACGGTCGAACTCGCGATGCACATCAGCGGCACGCTGACGGGCCTGCGTGGTCCGCGACCGAGACTCATACAGATGATTCAGTTGCTCTTCACACGCGCCGATCCGGTCCCGAGCATTCCGGGTTATTTCCTTCTCGGTGTCAGTGAGGTCACGATCCTGGTCCTGAGCGCCAGCAATGGTGCCCTCAATAAGCGCCGAACGCTCTTCAATCTCACGCTCAAGACGCTCAATCATGGCGTCGCTGTGAGTGCCGTTAGGCATAGATAACTCCTAAGAGGTAGTGATTATTAGTTACAGCCCTCTCGGCTAACGAGCACAGCAAACCCGCCCCTTCTCCGGGGCGACCACATCTGGGGGGTTAGTGCTTAAAAATCAAACTTCAATGCTTGCGATCACGGAACTGATAAAACCAAGCGGTCAGCTCGTCCAACGCCGGCGTCACCAACGGCTGCAAAACAGGCTCCGTAGCACCAGCCGAACGCACCGACAAAACGCCAGCACCCTCATAAACCGGATTACTGGTAAACGCAAGGTGATCCATGAACGCACGCCGAATACGGCGCGTCTTAGACCTACGGTCCAACTCCTGATCCGAACCCCGCACCGCAAAACCAACCGACGCCGACAAGCAATCCTCATCCGCCAGGGCCAACGTTTCATCACCCAACGGCGTCTTCGCAATCCTGACAGCAGCTACGAGACCCTCTTGGCGAGAAGGGTAAAAGTTGGCTACCTTCCCGACAGTATGCAGCCGGTCATGTTCACGATTCGCCCGAACCCTGCCAGCGCGCTTCTCAATCCCATCAAACGCGCCACGCATAAACATTTCCTGCCACATCTCGCCGCGATACTCCACCGCAGCCGACTCCTCATACGGAACCGCAATCACATCAATCAAACGCTGATCCCAGTTCACGCCAGCAACACTTGAGGAACGCAACTCCACTGGTGCCTGTGGTGCTTCCTCGGCAGCTGGGGACGGGTTCTCGGCATCAGTCACGACGCCCCCCCAGTCAACGCATCCGCAGCCACCAAATCATCCTCAGAAGGTGCCGCGCCAGAGTCCACAAAGCGTTCCATCACCCGGATCTCCTCACGCGACAACACACCCATAGCAAACAGCTTCTCGTACGACTCGACACGATCCTTCAACGGCGGACGCACATACTCATCACGATTCAACTCAACAGACTGCCCACGAGGCAACGCCCAATTCGACAAAGCAGTCATCACATGCGTCGCAGTCGGCTTCACAAACCGGCGATCATGAAAATCAAACAAGGTAGCCGCATTGCTGTACGTCATCGGATCACCCGTAGCCAACCCCAACAGAAACGCCGGCACACCCAAAAGGTTCGCAATCCTAGATTCGGTGTACTGCGCAATCTCCAACAACGCCATCTTCTGCGGGTCCAGCTGCAACGGGTTCGCCTTAATCCCCGAAGACAGGACGGCAGGCTTCCACGCCTGCCCAAAATCCTGCATCCGGGACTTCCACCAACGTTCCTTCAACTCGTCGGCCTGATCAGGGTCCAACTGCTGATCGGTCTCCAGAACAAACCGCGGAATCCCGCCACCCTGCGCTATCTCAGACGCATACTTCGCCAACACCGCAGCCGCCACCGTGCGCGCACCAGCACACTCCAAAGGGCCGATCCCACGGGCCCCATCAGACGTCGACTTGTAGCGGATGTGCAGAATGTCCTCAGTCACATCCAACTTGCCGATGCTGTAAACCCGGCGGCCAGCATCCATCTCCACATTCATCAGCCACGGCGGCACCACCCGAAACCGGAACGGATACCCATCCGCGCCATCAGCCAGCCGATAGATGAACGCCTCACCCATCTGGTAATCCCAGAACAGCTGCCGCGCGAACTCCGGCCAACCACTGTAAATATCGGGGTCCGGGTTAATCATCCACGACCTAGGCGCCATCACCGCGCCACTACGGACCCGATAAACCGGCATCGCCGACAACACGCTCGAGTTCAAATCCAGGGCAGCCCACGCCGTATCCACCAACTGATCAAACTTCGGCCCAACCTGCGACCACTGCGGCGACGACCAAGACGCAGGCCACCCATCCCAAGGCGACGGCACAACAACCGCCCGCAAATTCAACGCCGCAACATCATCATCAACGATCTCGACGCCG